CTACTTAACTATACACAGATTTCAACAAAACCTGTTGTAGTTACTGGTACTCAAGAAGTTATTGCTAAAGCTGGTATGACATCAGAGATGGCTTATCAAATAGCTAAAGCTGGTAAAGAACTAAAACGTGATATGGAGTTCGACTTAACAGGTGTTAATGTTGCAACTGTTGGTTCATCAGGCACAGGTCGTAGACTTAGAGGTTACGAAGCATGGTGTAACACTAACGATGCACATGGATCTGGTGGTTCAACTCATGGAACAACTGGTGCAGTTACAGATGGTACTCAAAGAGTGCTAACTGAATCATTAGTTAAAACAAGTCTTAAAGCATGTTACGACCAAGGTGGTAATCCTGACTTAATGTTAGTTGGTTCATTCAACAAACAAAAAGTATCAGGTTTCACTGGTAACTCTACTCGTATGGACATGGCAGAAGATAGAAGTTTAGTCGCTACTATTGATGTTTATGTTTCTGACTTCGGTGAAGTTAGAGTAGTAGCTGACAGAATCTTGAGAAGTTCAGGAAGAACTACGCATATCGTAGATACAGAAATGTGGTCTACTGCTATGTTAAGACCTTTCCAAGTTCAAGACTTGGCAAAAACTGGTGATAGTGAAGTTAAACAATTATTGGTTGAGTATACTCTCGTTTCTAAAAACGAAGCTGCTTCAGCTAAAATTGCTGACTGCACAACATCATAATAAAATTTTACTTTCCTCATAGTTAGTAAAGGGTGGAGTTTTGACACTCCTTTGTTTTTCTCCACCCACCTAGATACATTAATGATGGCCTTGAAGAACGTATCGCTTCGGAACGAGGGTCATTAATATTGGAGAAATTTAATGAGAACATTAAATGATTATTTTATATCAGCTAAAATAGCTGACATATCAACAGCATCAAGCACATTTGTAGCTGTACCTGATGGTGGCAGAATTATTAAAATTATTACTGCTCTACAAGGTGCAATAACTTCAGCAGATGCTGCTATTACATTTGAAATTGGTGGTACTGCTGTAACTGGTGGTGCTATAACAGTTGCAAACTCAGGTTCAGCAGCAGGTACTGTTGATTCAGCAACACCTACGGCAGCTAATAGAGTTGAAGAAGATGGAACTATTGAAATGATTACAGATGGAGCATCTTCAGGTGCTAAAGTCTTATACGTAACATTCGTAATTAGGAGATAAAAATGGCAAATTGGTTAGGTGGTTATAGGGTAACTATAAATCATATACGAACTGTAGGTACTGGAAGTGCTCAAACATCAGCAACTAATGCTGGTACTGAGTATGTAAGAGTTACCTCTGACACAGCTTCTGTATTTATTGAATTTGGAGCGAACCCAACAGCAAGTGTTACTACATCTATTAGATTATGTGCTAATGAGCCACAAATATTTAAGATAGATGGTGGTATGAAACTTGCTGCAATATTAGCTAGTGGAACAGGTAATGTTTGGATGTCGGAGCTTAGTGAATAATGAGTAGAAAATTAGGAGATGGACAAACTTTTCATTTTCATTCTGCTGATGGAACAGGAGCTATTCAACATAAATCGGAAGATTTGACCAAGTTACTAGACCAAAACAAAAGATTACAACAGGAAGATCATAGCATAAGAGATGAACTTCGATTATCTGCTAGGATTCCTGTTGGCATCTACTATGAGTGGAAAAACAAATTTGGTGTGGATTTATATAATAAAAATCATGCACCAGCAGTTAGGAAATTATTAAATAGTCCTGACTATAGATATTTAAAAACAACATCTAGGGTAATATAATGGCGATATCAACATACGCAGAACTAAAAACAGCAGTGGCTAACTGGTTAGACAGAAGTGATTTAACTGATGTTATACCTGATTTTATTGCTTTAGCAGAAACAAGACATAAAAGAGATTTTAAAATCAGAAGAATGGAAACTAGGGTTACAGCTAACACCATATCAGGAACAGAGTATTATTCTTTACCTGATGATTATATAGCTATGCGTAATATTAAATTAAACTCTGATCCTAAAACAGCACTAGAATTTTTAACTCCTGAAATAATGGATAGATTACAAGCTGGGAGCAGTACAGGTAAACCTAAAGCCTACTCAATTAAAGGAAATACTATACAGTTAAGACCTTTACCTGATGGAGTTTATGAAATAGAAATAGCATATTATAAAACATTTGCAGCTTTATCAGATTCAAATACGACTAACGATATGCTAACACATCACCCTGATGCTTATTTATATGGAGCATTAGTTGAAGCAGAACCTTATTTACAAAATGATAAAAGAATACAGACTTGGTCTGGATTTTACGACAGAGCAAAACAAGATATAATAACTTCAAACGAAAGAGATAGACACTCTGGCACAGCACCAGTAACAAGAATTGATTACGGATTATATTAATGACTACATGGACTATAGTTTCTACAGATTCTACAACATGGAGTGTTATACAAAATACATCTGAAGGATATTTTGAAACAGAAGATAACTTAGATTTATTAGTAACAGAAACAGGATTACTATTTCAACAAGAAGGGGGAGTTGTAATAGCTCCTGATGACTGGCAAGATGTTCCAGCTACAACAACGACAACATGGGCGATACAATAAATGGCAACACAAAAATTTAGTGATTTAACAGCAGAAACAACCCCTAACGCAGATTCTGTATTTGCTATAGCTTATTCAAGTGCAAACTTTAAATTAAGTATAACAAATTTAGCAGCTAATCTACCAGCAGTTACAGCAACAAGTTTAACATCTTCAGGCACTTTAACTACATCAGGCAATGCAACCATTGGGGGAGATTTAACTATAACAGGCGATGATCTGTTTATGGGAACAAATACAAGTGGTGCAGCTTTAATAGCCGATGGAACGAATTTTAACCCTGTAGTTATATCAGGCGATATAGCTATAGCAACTAATGGTGCTGCAACCATACAAGCAGATGCTGTAGAAGGCAGTATGTTAAATGATAATGTTATTTCAGGACAAACTGAAATTTCATCAGGTTTAGCAGATGCAGATGAATTACTATATTCAGATGCTGGAACTTTAAAGAAAGTTGGAATGGACACCATGAAAACTTATTTTTCTCCAGTAGCTGGTTCTAGCTCAATCGTTACAACAGGAACTATATCATCAGGAACTTGGGAAGCTACAGACATAGGAGTAGCTCATGGTGGAACAGGAGCATCAACTTTAACAGCTAATGGTGTGTTAATTGGTAATGGCACTTCAGCAGTAACTGCTGTAGATTTATCAACTAAAGGAAAACTATTAATAGGGGATGGTTCAGGTAACCCATCAGCTTTGACAGTAGGTTCTAATAATCATGTACTAACTGCTGATAGCAGCGAAGGAACAGGTATAAAATGGGCAGCAGTACCAGCAACAACTCCTACGGATATTACAGTAGCAGATGAGTCATCAGACACTACTTGTTTTCCTTTATTCGTAACAGCAGCAACTGGAGATTTAGGGCCTAAAACTGGAAGTAACTTAGCATTTAATTCATCAAGTGGATTATTAACAGCTACAGGTTTTAGTGGGCCACTTACAGGTAATGTAACTGGAAACGCATCAGGTAGTTCAGGTTCTTGTACTGGTAACTCAGCTACAGCAACTCTTTCTACAAACGTAACAGTTGCAGATGAATCCACCGATACTACTTGCTTTCCATTATTTGTTACAGCAGCAACAGGCGATCTTCCACCTAAATCAGGAAGCAATCTTGCTTTTAATTCTAGTTCAGGAGTCTTAACAGCTACTGGTTTTGCAGGTGATATAACAGGAAACGTAACAGGAAATACTAGTGGAAGTGCAGGAAGCTGTACTGGAAACAGTGCTACAGCTACTACATCTACAAATGTTACAGTCGCAGATGAAAGCAGTGATACAACCTGTTTTCCTTTATTTACAACTGCTGCTACAGGAGATTTAGCACCCAAGTCAGGTTCTAATTTAGCATTTAATTCAAGCAGTGGAGTTCTAACTGCAACAGGATTTGCTGGAGATATTACAGGAAATGTTACAGGTAATACTTCAGGTACATCAGGTTCGACCACAGGAAATGCAGGAACAGCAACAATTTTAGCTACAGCAAGAGATATTGGTGGAGTTAGTTTTAACGGATCAGCAAGTATAGATTTACCAGGTGTAAATGCAGCAGGTTCACAAAATACAAGTGGTACAGCAGCAGGACTATCAGCAACTCTTGTAGTAGGTAGT